GTCCGCACGAGTTTTGTCTCCTTTTTACGTGACGTGATCCTGTTATGGGACCGCATCGCGTAGAACGAAGCAACTGTGCTGCAGAAGCTTTCATGGTCCTTCACAGGACGAGATTGCTGCCGGTAGCCATAGGTTGAGATCAGCGAGGTATAGCTCCACTGAAATTGTATCAGACACTTCTGATAAATCGTCATGCGGTCTTCCTTTTTAAGGTAGGGCGCAAGCTCCGTTGGGCAGAAACTGTCCTCGAAGTGTTGTGACGGACCCGCAATAGCGTCGCGCGGGATCAGGTGCAAAAGCTTAACGTACGACCGACTCAAGATGCTGCGCAAGCGATTACTAACTTGCTTAGCTCTGAGAATCCGTTCCATCTTTTGGATGGTCAGGAAAACGTCGCCTATTGACACAGGCCACGTCAAGTCGTAGCAAACGATGTGACATCGGTCGTTTAGCGAGTAAAACCCGCCGCAGGACTCCCGGAAGTTACCTTCAACAAAGGTCTTCTTGGTGTTTATCTGCCAACCGAGGAAAGACATCACATCGATAAACTCACATGCGACCGCGCTGTTGATGATGACATCATCACCAAAAACACGCGACCCACCAGCGAGCGTACGGCTTAACGCAAACAGCGTTAGCGTCATTACTTCGAAGGTGAATCCACACCCCATAGGGGCGAGCATGTTAACTGGGTGATACTCGACGTTTCCGTCGGCATCAACCGTCTCAAAAACACCCGTGCGAGCACAGAGAATTTTCTCGAGCACTTTAGGAGGCCATAAAAAGCGCAACCAGCAGAGCCAGTTTGAGTTCGAAGCGTTTGAGAAATCGATGGTCGCAATATTACCGTTAGCTATTAAGCTACGGTGAAGATCTTGCGCGGTTTCCAGGACGATTCCCCGTGTGCTTTTTAAGCAATTACGGAGGTCTTGTGCAATTGACAACTGTACAACCATGTTCCAAAAGGGTTCGCAGGTGATAACTCTATCCACCGACGCATCCTTAGGAACGGTCGTGACACGACTAGTACCAACTATGTTACAGCACGCGAGAAACATGCGTGTGAAAACGTAGGGTCCGGGCTTACGCCCAAGTGTACGGGCCTCGAGGTACCACCTCGTAGGCCGACGGTCATGTTCAAACAACGCTTTAAAACGCCTCTTAACGAGGCGCTTCAGTTGGACATTGTTATAACAGATGCCAGCTGCAGCCTTAACACACGGTAACGACACCTCCCAAGCAGTATCAGACGCAAGTTTCGCAACTGCGTCGACCCAACCATGGGTTGTAGCGTGCGATTCCCCAGAAGGGAACCGACACACGTTACTGGTTTTGTATGACTTAAGAGTTTCTGCCAACCACGCACGCGCGGTCAGCAGTGTTCTCCGAGTCGCC